CATCGAAAAAATGGATGAGGCGCTTGCGGAGATCGGATTCACGTTCGGGGAGCAGTGGAAATGAAACGCATGCCGTTTTACCGCCGCCCCGGAAAGAAAGGGAAGTTTACCGGGCTTAAAGAGCGAGTCATCTGGATGATCAACAAGCGTGGCCGCCCGGTTACCGGCTCTGAAATTGCCGAAGTATTTGGCGTAACGCTCATCGAGTTTAACCGCTGCGCGAACGGATTAACGCGCGGTAATGGCCGGATAGTTGAGCTGGTCGGGTCTGAAAAATGGGTGAATGAAGACGGTGTGGCTGATCGCTATTTCAGTTTGAAGGGCACACCAAAAGTCATTACGCCAGTCGGTAAATCACGCCTGTTTACGAAGCGTGCCATTGCGCAGGCAGCCAAAGGACAGCGCGAACTGAATATTGAGCGCGCCGCGCGCCGTAGCCGCCTGATTGCCGCTGGCCTCTATATCGACGAAATGGAGGCCGTTTTATGACCGACTGGACGCAGTCAGAACTGGCGCTGCTCGAATTACTGCCGAATGAAAGCGTCGCCAAAATGACTGGCCGCTCACTCGAAGACATTCAGCAGCGCCGCCTGGCCGAAAACCACCGTCGCAATAACTGGCCTGAGTTTGACCCGGAGAGAACGCAATGAATTACGGATCTGTTTGTAGTGGCATTGAAGCCGCCTCAGTTGCCTGGGAGCCGCTGGGATGGAAACCAGCATGGTTTGCTGAAATCGAGAAATTTCCATCGGCAGTGCTTGCCGCGCACTGGCCTGATGTGGCGAATCTCGGCGACATGACCAAAATTGCCGCCGCAGTACGCGCCGGTGAAGTTGAAGCACCTGACGTGCTGGTTGGCGGCACTCCTTGCCAGGCATTTAGTATTGCTGGCTTGCGTAATGGGCTCGCTGATGCACGTGGACAATTAACCCTTTCATATGTGGAACTGGCAAATGCCATCGACGACAAACGCCGCGAACGCGGAGAAGAAGAAATCATCATTGTCTGGGAAAACGTCCCGGGCGTCCTCTCATCAAAAGATAACGCCTTCGGCTGTTTTATTGGCGCGCTTGCCGGAGAAGACTGCGAACTGCAGCCAGCAGGGGGAAAATGGTCGAACGCTGGTTGTGTCTATGGACCATCGCGCATTGTTGCCTGGCGAGTGCTCGACGCTCAATTTTTCGGAGTGGCCCAACGACGCCGCCGTGTGTTCGTTGTCGCAAGTTCTCGAAAAGGATTCAATCCCGCAACGGTACTTTTTGAGTTCGACGGCGTGCGCCGGGATACTCCGCCGCGCCGAGAACCGCAATCGGCAGTTGCCACCGATGCTGGAAAACGCGCTGAAATCGGTAGCCACTGGGATAATCCAGCCAATCCCCACCCGACCCTTAACCAGTCATTCAACACAGGCGGAATAGGTGCCAGCAATCAGGAACTGTTCAGCCAGCGCGGATCTGGACTTGTATCTAATGCATATACGGATATTTCACGCACGCTGTTAGCAAAAGAAAACGACAGCACCGCCGAAGACATGGACACCTATGTTTTGGCTTACGGCGGCGGAAATACAGCAGGAAGTATTGACGTGGCCACCGCATGCACAGCTCATGGTGTACGTATGGATTTCGATACGGAAACCTTCGCAGTACATGGCACACAGGATCCAGATTGCAACCACGAATTAGCCCATACATTAGGGCGCAATAGCGGACAGGAAAACGCCTGCATTGCGTTCAGCTACAAAGACCATGGCGCTGATGCAACCTATGATTTAGCTCCTACTATGCGCGCGGGAAATCATGATACAAGCCATGCTAACAGCGGACAGCCACCTGCAATTTGCATCCAGCACGCGACTATCGGAAGGAAAGACACTGCAGGACCACAAGGTAAAGGCTACCAGGAGGAAGTGGCATTTACTCAGGACTCACGCACATCGGCTGATGTAGTGCAGTCAGGAATGCAAGTTCGACGCCTTACGCCTCGCGAATGTGAACGTCTGCAGGGCTTTCCGGATGATCACACGCTTATTGAATACGGTCGTAAAATTAACCCTGAAAAAATGGATCGTGACTTCGCCAAATATCTCATGCGCGGCGGAAAGCTAACGTTTGAAGAGTGCTGTGGCAGAGCTGCTGATGGTCCTCGCTACAAAGCTATTGGCAACAGCATGGCGGTCCCGGTCATGCACTGGATTGGCGAACGCATTGCCGCAGCCTTCCCGAAAGAAGAACCCGCGCCGCGCACCTGGCAACGCCCATTCCTGAAATGGGCAGGCGGTAAATATTCGCTGCTTCCCGAACTTGATCGCCTTATCCCGGCAGGTAAGCGGCTGATTGAACCGTTTGTGGGCGGAGGTTCGGTGTTTCTCAACTCTGATAAGCATGAACACTTTCTACTGGCAGACGTTAACCCGGACCTGATCAACCTTTACACCATGCTCGATGTCGACCACATCCGCGTACTGTCGTTTGCGCAGGAGTTATTTAAGCGCGCGGCAAATGAAGATGCCTACATGGAACTGCGGGAAGAGTTTAACAGCCAGCGCCTCAGCGCACCTGAACGCGCAGCAGCTTTCCTGTACCTGAACCGTCACTGTTTTAACGGCCTGATGCGTTACAACCGCAGCAATCAGTTCAACGTTGGCTACGGGAGCTATGCAGCGCCCCACTTCCCCTCCGAAGAGGTAAAGGCATTCAAATCCCGGTCGCACAAGTGCGTATTCATGACCGCCGGTTACAGGCAGACGCTTTCTCTGGCCGGTACTGATGATGTCGTTTACTGCGATCCGCCTTATGAACCGCTGCCGGGAACCGATGGGTTTACCAGCTATTCCGGTGCCGGGTTTTCATGGGCTGACCAGGTTGCGCTGGCTGAATGCTGCGTGGCGGCCCACCAGCGCGGCGCGAAAGTGGTGATTAGCAACTCATCGGCACCGAAGGTCATCGAGCTTTACGAACAGCACGGTTTGAATATTCACCACGTCAGCGCGCGGCGTGCCATGTCCAGCAAGCCGGGAACGCGTTCAGCGGCTTCCGACATCATAGCTACCCTGGAGGTTTAACGATGACACCAGCAGAGCAGGAAAACGCGATACGCGCACAGTGTCGCCGTTGCACCGAGGAAATCAAAAAGGCGATGAGCAAAAAGCCTAAGCCTCAATGGGATGCGACGGTGAAACCCATCATCAAAAAACACCACCAAAAGATTGCGCCGCTGGGCGTCCGCCTCCTGGAATTCGTAGTCAAAACTGGCCGCCTGAATGGTCGGTATGGAGTGGAATCGTGAAAGAACGCGGAATGATTTTTAACGCTGAGATGGTTCGCGCCATTCTCGACGGACGCAAGACGCAGACGCGGCGGATTATGAAAGTGCAGCCGGAAAATTCAGAGCTTGGCCTGAGTCGGATTATTGATTCGTCAGTAGCTAAGGAAGTCGGTATGTATTTCTGGTGCCAGGCAGATGCATGTGGCGTGAAACGGCGATCAAAACCTTTTCCTTGTCCGTTTGGTGCAGTCGGAGAGCGCATCTGGGTGCGCGAGACGTGGGCAGAGGCAGGAGCCAGCGCGCCGGACCTCAAGCTCTATCGCGCGAATTACCCTGAGCATGTTCCATCGCATTATGAAAATGTGCCGCCAGTTGATGAAATTCGCTGGACACCTTCTATCCACATGCCGCGCTGGGCCAGCCGCATCACGCTGGAGATTACTGGCGTGCGGGTGGAGCGGCTGGATGAAATCAGCGAAGAGGATGCCATTGCAGAAGGTATGCAAGGTGTTATCTGCCCATGCTGCAAAGATGATCCTGATTATTCGACCACGCAATATGACCCACAAACATTAGCGGCAGTTGATGAAATACCATGCCGAGCATGTGATTCCAACAAGAGTAAATTTTTTACTCTATGGGACTCAATTTACGGTGAGTCAGAACACTGCATGGGTAATTGGGTGTGGGTGATTTCGTTCAAACGCGTTGAAGGCGGTGCAGCATGAACAGAGCATCGCCGGTTGACTTGAGAAAGTCGCTTGAGATGGCAAATAGCCTGGCGCAAATCGGGATTCGTTTTGTTCCGATTCCCGTGGCGACGGAAGAGGAATTTCAGGCTTTGGTAGCCAGGGTGCACAACAAACTGAATCAGCTTGTTATTGAAGCGGAGAAGAATGAAGGGGGTGCAGCGTGAGCATGGAGGAATTCATTAAGCCATTCCCTTTGGTAGATATTACCACCCCGAGAAATGGTGCTGAGGTATTGCTGGATAACTACTGGCTTACGAAAGATGGCATGTATTTCAAATCAAAGCTCGGAGGCGCTCACCAGTGTAACCGAGACAAGCGAGTTGTCGATGCAGTGTATGCAAACCTACTTTCGTCTGGATATGAATGCACTCTTATTCCCATCGCTTATATCAAGAGGGGTGCATGATGCCATCAGAAATCATCGACGCTGCCAACGAACTGGTCCAGAAGCGTTTAGACCAGGCCATTCAGGCGCACCGAATCGACCGCAACGCGGTATCAGCAACTCACTGTGACGAATGCGGTGATGCGATTGAGGAGGCGCGGCGCCGGGCTGTTCCCGGTTGCCGGATGTGTGCGAGTTGCCAGGCTGACGCAGAAATGCGCGGCAAGCACTTACGTTGAATTGACTGGCCCCGTCTGGGGCCATAGGTGTGAAGATGAGCAAAAAACATAGCGAAAAATTTGAATGGATGAGCACCAGGGAGATCTGCGATCTACTGAGTATTTCGTCACGCACTCTGGATCGCTACCGGAAGCGCCCGGCGGCCAGTAACCCATTCCCTGAACCTGATTGCTCTTATATGGGAGGATCCAATAAGTGGCTCACGTCGAAAGTTACCGCCTGGCAAATCAGGGAAATGTCCCGGCAGACTCGCCGGCCAATGTCACACCTGAATGTTGCTCGAGACAGCAAAGGCCGGATTATCCGGCCTGACGCGGCGTGAACTCCAGTACGTCGGGCTCGATGATGCTCATCAGTCGGGCCCACCACTTACCGTATGCAACCCTCATCTCATCAATATACGTGTGCTTGTCGTATACCGACCAGACACCGGGCAATTTATGGCCCAGCATTATTTCGGCAATATGCGGTTCGGTCAGCTCAGAAAAATTTGTTCGCGCAGTCCGGCGCAGATCGTGAATGGTAAAGTGTGGCACCTGCTGGTTATAGGCTTTCAGCATGAACTTTACCAGGTTGCTACTGATGCTCATGTGGAAACCTTCGCTCATCGGCTTATCGGCAAAACGAGAAAAAACATACTGCCCCGGCGCCAGTTCAATAGCGCGCCTGATTAGCGGGATAACCTCCGGGATGATGGGGCGCACCAGTGGCTTTTTAGTGTTGCGGCCCGTTTTATGGTTTTCCCACGGAATCGTCCAGATACCCTCTTCAAAATCGAAATGGGATATTTCCGCCTGGCGTAACTCACCCACCCTGCACGCCCAGAACAGCGACAGTTTGTAGAGGATCTTGTTTCGCTCAATCAGTCGCGAATCTTCAATGGCCCACCAGACCAGCGCCAGTTCTTTCCGGTCCAGTGTCCTCTCGCCCATTTGCTTTTTTATGCCGAAGTCATGACCGGACATTTCAGAGAGCGGGTTAACTTCAAGCAGTTGCCGTTTCACCGCCCAGGAATAGCACTGGCGGCCATTACTGATGACCCGGCGAGTTATCTCCGAATATCCCTGAGCGAGACGATCAAGAACAGTTAACCAGTTATGTAGCGTCAACTGGTGCGCCGGGTACTTGCCGATTTTAGGGAAGACGTGAAGCTCAAACGTGCGCAGGATCTGCTCTGCGGTTTCTTTCTGGATGCAGACCATGGAATACCATTCCCGGAACAATTCGTCGAAGGTGTACTGGCTGTTTATCTTCGCTTTATCGAGGCTCTGTCTGACACGTGGGTTTTCTCCCCGAGCAAGAATGGCGGCCCATTTCGCCACTTCGTCGCGAGCAGCCTTGAGGCTGAACTCAGGGTAACTGCCGATCGTCATCTTGTCCTGTTTGCCAAGAAACCGGAACCGGTAGAAAAACGTTACCGACCCTTTCAGGGAAATGCGGACCCAGAGGCCATCCCGGTCTGCTTTTTCTTCAACCTTTTCGCGCTCGCGCCCAAGGCACGACTTTAGATAACTATCTGAAATAGCCATGTTTTCAACCCGCACGTGTCCATCAGAATATTCGCTTTCGTGTCCATCATAGGATATGGACTCGCTGATGGACACAAAAACCGTGTCTTATGGTGTCGTAGGTTGACTGTACATGCAACCAGTATATTTTTTATGGGAGGTTATTTTACAAGGATCAGGAGGGGAATTTGTCGGAGGTTTGCGGAGGGTGTCGGGGTGTACATTATCGATGGGAGCAATGTTCGA